GGCGTCACTCAGTCACTGGCTCGGGAACATATTTTGTAAATGGTTTTGCAGTTGCTGCGAGAACAAATGAAAATTGGGACTATAAGAATAAAAAGTTATATGACGGTTCTTTTACTATTGTAAATAACACCGACACTGGCGTCATTAGTAGAGAATTTAATTTTAACTCAGCAAACAACACTTATCCGGTATGGGACTATGCTATGAATGATTGGAATCCATCCTTAATCAATCCGGCGAGGTAACATATGTCTTTCTTTATACAAACTAAAGTATCTATGGCCGACGGATCTACAAAGAATATTGAAGATATTCAAGTTGGAGATCAAGTCTTAGACTACAAATTACAACCTCAGACGGTCTTAGGGGTCAATGTTAAGCACTTACATTCGAGCCAAGAACTTGTAGATATAAATGGAAAGCTTGAGATAAATTCTAATTATCCACTATTAGGAGTAGACGGTAACTTCTATCTTAATTTAACTAATCACTCAAACGATCCGATATATCATATCTATATTGCAGAGAATAATTTAATGAAAAGAATCTGGACAGTTTTTCCAGCTAATTTATTAAAACAAAGTTATATTGGTATGAATATAAAGACTGTGACCGGAAGTGAAGTCATAACTTCCATGGAAACAGTAGATCATCCGACAACTTTTGATGAGAGAACTGTGTACATGTTACACGTATCAGGAAATGGTACGTACTTCGTTAATGGCTTCTGTGTCAATGGAAACTTTAATATGGAGTGGGACTATGAGAATGATAGAGCTTTTACAGAAACTGCAACTATCATCTTAAACCACGATGAGTCTCAGTTGTCTCGCCATGGAATAACTTATAGAGGATCTTTTCAAAGAGTTCTAAATTTTGATACCTCTAATAGTAGATATGATTATTGGAGCAATGATCTTGGAATCTGGTTATATGCAAATTCCATTTAATAGGATTTTATAATATGCATGATAAAAAAATTATTGATATGTTTAGAATACCGATCTTTGAGTTTAAGTTTAAAGATCATGAGTTATACAGACAACAGTGGATAGATACTTTAGAAACTCCTGGTATGTGGAGAGACAAATCCGGTAACGCTGATAGAACTTTTAAAGTAACTTCACCTAATCTACATAAAGACGATAGGTTTAATCCTCTCAGAGTTTTTTTTCTCGAGTGTCTCTATAGCGTAGTTGGAGAATCATGCGGCATCCACGCTGACGTTGGAATAACCAGTATGTGGGTTACTAAGCATGAAAAAAATGGTTACCATCATTCTCACACGCATGGTAATACTTTCTTTGCTGGAGTATACTATTTAGACTCGGATAGTGAAAATCCAGCAGGGACTGAGTTTGAAAATGTTATGTCAGATTTTTATTCTTTTAATAGATTAAAAATTTATGATACTAATAGAACTTTGCAGAGTAGCTCTTTTCAAAGCACTAGTGAAGTTTCATTTGAGAGAGGAAAGCTTATTATATTTCCAGGATGGTTGAGACATAAGACTCAGCAGAATCCAGGAGAGAAAAGATACATCTTTGGTTGGAACACCATGCCAATTGGATATAATAACAATGATTACTATGATAGGTATCATTACGCTGACTTCAGAGATACCTTTTTAATAGGTGATGATCTAAATGATTTTGAGAAATAATAAATACTAAAAACTAACAGGAAGTATTAAAATGGCAGTCCCAGCATCGAGAGCCGACTTTAAAGAATATTGCCTTCGCAAGTTAGGTAAGCCGGTTATTGAGATCAACGTAGACGACGACCAAGTCGAAGACCGTATCGATGAGGCGCTTCGCTATTTCTGGGACTACCACTTCGACGGTGCCGACAAGCAGTACTACCGCTATCCAATCCAGACAAAAGATCTTCCAGATAGAATTGCTGAACTTCGCATAGTCAGCGGCGGCACTGGCTATTCTAATACTGACACGATCACGTTTACAAATGCTACTGGAGATAACGAGGGAGGAAGCGCTGCTGCAACTCTCGTGACTGACAATAATGGAACGATTACCAGCGTTACAGTAACAAATCCTGGAGTTCGCTACAGACTCGACCCAACGGTAACCGTTAACACGAGTACCGGATCTGGAGCTAACCTACTAGCCTCTAAAGGTGGGTGGATTCCACTACCTGATAATATCATCGGTGTAGTTAATCTATTCCCGATTGGGCAGTCTCTCAATACAAACAACTTGTTTAACATTCGATACCAGATTGCTCTCAACGACCTCTATACTCTTACATCTGTGTCGATGGTTCCATACTACATGGCACTTAACCATGTCCAGTTCTTAGAAGAGATGCTCGTTGGCAAGCAGCCGATCCGCTACAACAGGCATATGAATCGCGCTTATATCGACATGGACTGGGGAGTGGTCAACGTTGGAGACTACGTGATTCTTGAAGCTTACTCAATTGTAGATCCAAACACATTCACCAAGACTTGGAGCGATCGCTGGCTCGCTAGGTACGCCGAGTGCCTGATTAAAGAGCAGTGGGGGCAGAACCTAAAGAAGTTTGATGGGATGAAGATGCCCGGCGGTCTTACATTCAACGGTCAAAAGATCTATGATGAAGCAGTTCAAGAAAGAAAAGCACTAGAAACAGAGATGGTCTATACTTACTCGATCCCTGCTGCAGACCAGATCAGCTAAGTAGGAGGCTGTCAGATGGAAGCGTTCGTATATTGTTGGACAGATAAACTTACCAATAAACTATATGTAGGTTCACATAAGGGATCTACAGGCGACGGATACATATGTTCCAGTAAACCAATGATGAAAGAATATAGAAAAAGGCCGAATGATTTTTCTAGGCAAATAATAGCAGAAGGCAATTTTACCGATATAAGAAAACTTGAATCAGTAATACTGAAGTCAGTAAATGCCTCTCTTGATGAACAGTTTTATAATATGCACAATAATGATGGAGATTTTTATTTTGGAGGTTGGCAGAAAGGACAGTTCTCAGAAGAACATAGAAAAAAAATGTCAGAAGCTGCTAAAAAAAGAATAAGGTCAAAAGAACACATTGAAAAATTACATGCAGGCCGTAGAGCTTCAAAGAATTCACCAGAACATGCTGCGGCTGTAATTGCTTCTCGTAAAAATTCAAAGCACAGTAAAGAAACAAAACAAAAAATGCGTGAAGCAAAAGCCAAAATAAGTTCAGAAAGAAAAAGTGAAATAGCTCGTAATGCCCGTGCAGCTCATAAGAATAAGGGAGGTATGGTCTATGTCGACTAATTTCTACTTTCAATAATTTTAAGTCCAGCCAAGAGCAGCTTCTCCTTGAGAACTTAATCATCGAGGCGATTAAGATCTATGGCGAAGACATGTACTATGTCCCTCGTAATCTCGGCAACTACGACCAGCTACTCACCGCAGACGACCAGTCAACTTACACCAATCCATTCTTGGTTGAGTTCTATATCAAGTCAGTCGATGGATTCAGCGGCGACGGTAGCTTCATGTCTAAGTTTGGTCTCGAGATCAGGGATCAAGTTGTGTTCTCAATAGCACAGAGAGTATTCAACGAGGAGATCGGAGCATACACTGCGATCGAGAGACCTCGAGAAGGAGACTTGATCTTCTTCCCTCTCAACAACAAGTGCTTCCAGATCAAGTACGTTAATAAGTTCGAGATGTTCTACCAACTCGGTGCTCTACAGACTTGGGAGATGACTTGTGAGCTGTTCGAGTACTCAGACGAGGTATTCAATACCGGTATTCCAGAGATCGACGCGATTCAGACCAAGTTCTCAACTAACATTCTCGACTGGGCACTTAGAGACGAGAATGATAACTACCTGTTAGACGAAGAAGATAACTATCTAGTAGTGGAAGGATTTAATATCGAGCAGGTAGTAGCGGGTGCTGAGAATGAAACTCTCATTTCTGGTTCTAATAACTTCCCGTCTGGGTCGAGCAGCTTCATCGACTTCTCCGCTAAGGATCCCTTCAGTGAGGGAGTTGTCTAATGTTCAATCAAACATTCTACTTCGGCATCATCAGAAAGTACGTGACTCTGTTTGGAACTCTATTTGACAGCATATTGATAGAGAGAACAAATGCGGCTGGACAGATGACACAGCTCATCAAGGTACCGGTAACTTACGGGCCTAAAGATAAGATGCTAGCTAGGATCAATGCCGACCCAAATATCGATCGCCAGACTGCTACTCCGACTCTACCTATCATGTCGTTTGAGATGACTAGTATATCCTACGATGGCTCGCGCAAGCTCAACACGATCAAGAGAACCGTCGTTACTGATCCAAGCAATGCCAACAACATGAAGTACCAGTACGCTCCGGTTGCCTACAATATCGGGTTCAGGCTTCATGTCTACGTCAAGAACGCAGAAGACGGCACGAAGATCATCGAGCAGATACTTCCGTACTTTACTACGGACTGGACGACTACTGTCCAGTTAATTCCAGAGATGAACATAACTCTAGAGATACCAGTTATTCTCGATCGCATAAGTCAAGAAGACACCTACGACGGCAGCTTCAAAGACAGAAGATCCTTGACATGGACTCTCGACTTCACTCTCAAGGGTTACCTCTATGGTCCGGTTAAGACCGGAGCTATCATCAAGTTTGCAAACACGATATACTATGCGCCATCTGGTGACCTGCTCACTTCAGTTGGAACCACCGACCCATCACTCTACTATACGGTCCAGCCCGGACTTACCGCTAATGGTCAACCGACCGCCAACGGCTCTCAGTCGATCGATCCTAACTTGATCACGGCGACTAGCGACTTTGGATATGTACAGAACACAGTTGTAGTATCATCATGACAGATTCTTCTAATAATGATCCACTTGCTCAAGCACTTAACTTAAAACCACTAGATACTTCTGAGACAGTTAAGGCTATAGTTGCTCAAGCGCACGACGACAGTGCGACTAATGACTTCAACATGGCGAGGTCTAATATATACGAGGTGATTCAGAACGGGTCACACGCTATCGAGAAGCTATCTCAGATCGCTGACCAGAGCCAGCATCCAAGAGCCTTTGAGGTGCTCGCCACTCTCATGAAGGTCCAGCTCGACGCAAATAAAGATCTACTAGAACTACAGAAAAAGATTCGCGATATTCAAGTCGCGGACCAACCCCATAATCCTGCAGCACAACCGATCACCAACAACTTGTTTGTAGGATCTACGGCTGAGCTCCAGAAGATGATTGAGAATATGAAAAATGGAAGACCTGATCCAGGGGTATAAGGGTAACGCCCTAATCAAGAGGGCTAACCAGCAAATTGGCTTTACAGAAGAGATGGTGTCCGAGTACTTAAAGTGCTCTCAGGACCCGATCTACTTTATCGAGACCTACATGAAGATCATCAGCATCAACGATGGTCTGGTCAACTTTAAGCTGTATGACTACCAGAAAGACATGATTCTCTCCATGAAAGATAACCGCAACACGGTTATCGCTACTGCTCGTCAGGCCGGTAAGTCGACTACCACCTGCGGCTTCATTCTGTGGTACATCATCTTCCACGCCGAGAAGACCGTCGCTCTCCTAGCCAACAAAGGCGATACTGCTCGAGAAATCCTAGGCCGTATCCAGCTCGCCTATCAGCATCTTCCTAAGTGGCTCCAGCAAGGTGTTAAAGAATGGAACAAGGGATCATTTGTTCTTGAGAACGACTCGAGAGTTTTAGCTTCTGCAACTTCATCTGATGCCATTCGTGGTTACTCTATCAACTTGGTCTTCATAGATGAAGCAGCCTTTATCGACAACTGGGACGAGTTCTTTACCGCGGTCTATCCTACCATCTCATCAGGTACTGAGTCTAAGATCATCTTGGTCTCTACTCCAAACGGGTTGAACCACTTCTACAAGATTTGGCAGAATGCCAATGAAGATAGAAATGGATATAACTCACTTAAAGTTATGTGGAACGCAGTTCCAGGCCGCGACGAGAAGTGGAGACAAGACACTCTCGCGGCTATGAACTTTGACGTTGAGAAGTTCGAGCAAGAATACTGCGTTGAGTTCATGGGTTCTTCTGGCACCTTGATCGCCGGTTGGAAGCTGAAAGAACTAGTACACCAGACCCCAATATATGAAAAAGATGGATTGTCTATGTATGAGCAGCCGATAAAAGACCACGTCTATGTTGGTGTGGTCGACGTGTCAAGAGGTAAAGGTCTCGACTACTCAGCATTTAGCATCATCGACGTGAGCCAGATGCCGTACAAGCAGGTATGCGTCTACAGAAACAACTTTGTCACTCCTATGGACTACGCGGAAGTTGTCAATAGAGTCTTTAGAAGCTATAATAAAGCTGCAGCTCTGGTTGAGATCAACGATCTTGGCGAGCAGGTCAGCTTCGCTCTACACAACGACTATGAATACGATAATGTGCTCTTTACGGAGCATGCCGGCCGCGGCGGTAAGAGAATCACTACCGGATTTAGCAAGAACGTTGACATCGGTGTTAGGACTACCAAGACTGTGAAGTCAGTTGGTTGCTCGATTCTAAAGCTACTCGTTGAGCAGAACCAGCTCATCGTTAATGATATGAATACCATTACCGAGATGGGTACTTTCTCCAAGAAGTCTAATAGTTACGAAGCAGAACCCGGAAACCACGATGACATGGTTATGGGTCTAGTCTTGTTTGGTTGGCTGTCCGACCAGCAATACTTCAAAGAAATTACTGACATAAATACACTTATGAAGCTCAGAGAAAAGACTGAAGAAGACGTTATGAATGATCTTCTCCCGTTTGGGTTTGTTTATAATGGCGGCGATGACATAATGGAAGAGCTCCAGCTCGCTGGATCAAATTGGCTAATGAGCGACGAAAATCAATTTTTATAAATATAAGAAATAGAATTAGCCTATTTCCATTGGGAGGAGATCAAAAATGCCTTTTCAGCTTAGCCCAGGCGTTAACGTAACCGAAATCGATCTAACCGGAATTGTTCCAGCAGTAGCCACCTCAACCGGTGCGATCGCAGGTATCTTTCCTTGGGGTCCAATCGGCGAGCGCGTTCTGGTTGACAAAGAGACCACACTTGTTAATATCTTTGGTACGCCAACATCGAACAACGCTGAGACATTCTTCACAGCAGCAAACTTCCTCAACTATGGAAGCAGCCTCTACGTAGTTCGCGCTGCTAACACCACTTCTTCAAATACTCTTCAGGCAGCATATAACTCATTTGTTAATGCTGCAGCTGCTCCTGCAAGCAACAACCTCTCGATTCCAAACGCTATCGTGTACGCAAATAACGTAACACTCAACTCTGCGGGCGGTCTAACCAGCACATATGACTCAAACATTCAGTGGGCTGCTAAGTATGCAGGTCAGTACGGCAACTCTCTAAGAATCTCTGTCTGCGATACTCCAAACGCATATAGCTCAAACGTATCTCTTCTAGGTGCAAGCGC